GGAAAGGCCCGGCTTTGAATCCGTTCCATCAGCAAGCAGCACCTGACCGCCAATTTCGGCAAGCGTTATCCAAGCGTCATTGGTAGCGTTGCGCTGCTTGAGCAACTTAGGCGTTGTGCTGGTATCAACCCAATGCTGGTACGCGTACGTCGTCGCAGGTGCAGTCGCACTGCTGTTTTGACTAACAATCGCGGAAAGCGCGTTGTTTAGATCAGAGCGGAATGACGAGCCGCTTTGGTTAGCAAGAACGTAGTCGTGCGTTGCCATTACTAGGTCTGTTCAGAACCAAAGCCCGTTGCAACGTACTGAAAATTCCGATTCACCGATGAATTGCTGGAATTCTTGAAGTGAACCGTGAAACCAGTGCGTGTCACGGATGTCAACTCATAATAGTCCCCGCTGGCAAGGTTAAAAGCAGTAATGCCCACGGTCGGCGCTTCATAGAAAGCGGTAGTGAACGTCACTGCCTTGGCTGCTGCTCCAGACGCAATGGTTGCGCTGTTTTCCGTTCGGGACGGAATTGACATTACATAGCCCAACTGATCAACCAAAGGAGTTTCGTCCGGCTGACTACTCTCAAGCTCGGCCTTGAATTGAAAAGACCTACCCACAAAAGTTGACTTGTTCAAAACTGTCCATGCACTGCTGAACGTTATTGAATTCTCCAGCAACAGTTTGTCGCCATCTTCAAGCAAGAAAACATCAGGACTGGATTCAAGCAGAAACTCATCATCAGTAGGCGCTTCGTCGCTAGCACGAAAATATATTTCACACGAAGTATCTTCTACTAACGCACCATCCCAGTCAGTCCAAGTGTCAACCAACGCAGACCGTGAATCAATCGTGTCACTTGGAAACAATCCCCGTGAGTCAAGGACTCTGTCTAGATTTACTTGAAATTTTCCGAGCAACGTTTTAATCGAAGCAAACTCATACTCACCAGAAAACTTGCCGTCTACTAATTCAGTTGTGTTTAGTACCAAGCCATCATTGCTAGAGTCATAAGTGACATTCTGCTGCAGCCCTTGGAATGGTGGGGTATCTTGATCTTCGCGCCTTGTCTCAATTACAAGTTTAGACAATGCGTCTGGAATGTTCATCACGACACTGACCGTCGTGATACTTTTTTGCTTTGTAGTTTCGTCTCTTAGTTTTATTAAATACTCGCCATTCAGCAACGGCACTACTGCTGTATTGGCTGAAGCTGGTACTTCAGTCAAATTAGTTGAATTTGTAAACGTGCCAGTCCCATCTGTTTTATTAGAGTGCCTGACAACCGCCACTAAGTTGTTGAGTTTTTCAACTGCAGGAGATTGCCAGTGCAATACAACTTGTGTGTCATTGATTGGGCTAACTGTTAGATTTTTGACGTTTTCAACCAATTGGTTGCCGCCAATAATTGTTGGAAGGTCAGGTGCAACTGCACTTGCGTAAACAAAGCCAGATTTTTTTGTAGGAATGCCAGCGCCAATAGCTCTGACTTTCACTTGGAAAGTCTGTCCCGGCAGGATGCCGTCAATTTCAAGAGATGTTTTATTTGTGCTGGATTGGTTGAAACTGCCTTGTCCTATGCGCCAAGCAGCCACATACGATTCTGTGAACCCTTCCTCAGACGCAGACCAAGACGCAATTGCACGATTTGTAATTCCGCCATCTTTTTCAATTAACTGAAAGTCAATAAACACATTGGTAGGCTTGCCTGGCTTTTGATCAACGACAGTGATGTCTAGAAATTCAAGATCTTCGTCCAACTCGGCTGCGTCATAAACGCTGTCGTTAAACTCAACTGCAACGACAGAAAACGTACCATCATTGTTGTCAGCGACAGAAAGACACCGAAACTTTTGTTCAGTTACGCTGTCGGTTTTAATTGAATAAATCGCTTGAGCTAGTGGTGCCGAACTAAATGCAGAACTGACCGTAATAGTTGTTCCACTTGTGTTTGCATCGTCGATCGCTTTACTTTCAATCGTTCCATCATTCAGGACACACGTCAGCGTCGGGTTGGTCCCAGAGGGCAACGTAATGGATTGGTCAGCAACAATTGTTGTTGTTGTTGAGCTGGCGATTCGTCCAGACAGCCTTGTCGCAGCACGCAATTCATCCTGAATCGCAAAAACCTGACCAGGAAAAACTAATGCACCTTCCAGACCAACAGAAAAAGTGACAGTGCTTGCGTCAAGCTGTTCTGTCTTAAGCATCCAACGTCCCATGCGCTTTGCTTGATGCTTTGACGTGCAGCCAAAAGCAAGAACCTCCTTAACTTGGTAGCCATATTTTGAGATGAGGCTTGCGTCTTCAATGCAAACAACGTTGGGCTTGTAAAAGTTGTCTGGATCGCTGTAGCGAATCCTGATGCTTGTGCTGCGTGTTTTTAAAGATGACCCGCTGTAATTAAAAACGCCACCGACAACATTTGAATTGGAAAAAATGTGAACAGGATCGATATTTGTTCCGTCAAGATTCCCGTGATCCGCTGTTAGCTGAATGATATTAGACTGCCAGTACATCATTCCCCTGAAGACAGAGGCAAAGTCTTGCAACACCGTATAGGCCTCAGCCTGTGACGAAACATGGACGTTGCAGGCAAATCGTGGCTCTTCTCCATCTGCCGTGACAATTAGCTCGTTTGCGTATTGAGCCAAAGGATACAAATCAACCCAACTTAAATTATTAGCATCAACAAAATGACCGGCCCCAAAACGCTTATTTGTAAGCAGGTCGTAAAAAATGCAAACAGGGCATGTTGTCCAAACTGCATCGCCTAAAGTGCCGTTAAAGTTTCCGGCAAATTCAAGGCTTCCATCCTCTCTCGGAGCAGCATTATGAGGCACACGAACTTTTTTGCCTCGCACTAAGTAAGACCTTGTTGGCAACGACGGAAATTCTTCCGTCGATATATCCATGCCTACACAAGCAGAAAATGGATACGCCGTTCTAACGTGTACATGCTCAATTACTGAAGTCCAAATAAACTGATTACCTCGGCCTTGGGATAAAGGCCTTTGTTTGTCTGCTTCTTCAAACTCATCAAAAGTTGCCCTGAAAATATCTTGATCAATGTCTCCAGCGTCAGACTGGTTGTGCGGAATAGCACCTTTGTAGCTGCGATACGAAAGATCAGGATACTTTTCAACCTTTACGTTCCACGGAGCCTTGCCCTTCAACTCAATTCCAGAGATCCTAAATTGATAATTGCTAGTGCTAATTCCTTCTATGTAAAAAAGCTCGTTTTTTGCAACTTTGACATCTTGATCGCTGGTTTCTACAGCCGATTTTTTGACGTTTACAAATCCGCCGCCGCTTCCTACGCTTTGGACTGAAACCTTGAAAAATATTTGTGCGTCAAAAAGCTGACCTTTGACAAGTCCTTCTTGCGCTGTAGAAAAAAGCTTTGGGATTGTGAATAACAAATCAATGCTGTCAACATCAGAATTTGTAACCTGATAAACCTCAACCCCGTGGCCGTAATCTCGTGATTTGACCTTAGTCCCATCATCGTTTGTATTTTCTTTGTACTCAGTCCCAACCTGTTTATTAACCTGTTGTGCCACACTCGTTTTGCCATTTGCCTGCGGCAAGTAGCTTTGCCCTTTCCATCCATTTCTTAGCTCATAACTAACTTTATCTTCTTCTAGAAAAATTTCGCCATCTTGGGCTTGCATTGGCGATTCATCTAAGAATACGCCCTTTTTGCCGCCTTCAATGCCGTCGATTGGGCCTTCGCAAAGCAGGTCAACAATTTTGATAACAGAAGAAGAATTGAGTCCCATGGTTATGCCTCCGAAACCAAATCAGCAGTGTCGTTTTGACCCTTGGCGACAAAGTGTTCGTAGCCAATAGCTTTGACTTTAATCCCGCTTCCTGTCGCGTCTGCGTCTGTATCAATAATCCGATACCTGACATCTAGTTGCGTATCACTGTCTTCTTGACCGCTTTGTCCGTAGGTCAAGGCATGGCACCACCTGTAAACATTGCCCTTTTGCAGCAAACCTTGGATCGTTGCACGCACATTGGTAAACAACGGAGAATCGCCATCGTAATTATGCTTTCTTATCACAACTTCGTAAGTAGCAA